ACCACCGAGATCTACACTCTTTCCCTACACGACGCTCTTCCGATCTGTGAGGATTTGAGGGGCAAACGTTCCGAAAGTCTGTTTGCAAATCACGTGGCAAACGGGCTTATTGAGGAACTGACAGAGGGCAAATTTAACGAAGTGTTCTATATGTCAAACAAATGGTTTTTATCTTACTACGATGCAGAGAAAAACAAGCGGGCACCCGACCCGACCCCGTTTTGTTACGGGTTTTGCCTTTCAGAGCAGGAACACGAAAAAAGCAGCAGTTACCCGAATGTCACAACGATAGTCTTTGATGAGTTTTTGACACGGCGGTATTATTTGCCCGATGAGTTTATGTTGTTTATGAACCTTTTGAGTACGATAATACGCCAGCGGAACGATGTTAAGGTTTTTATGTTGGGTAACACGGTAAACAAGTTTTGCCCGTACTTTACTGAAATGGGATTGAAGCAAGTGCCGTTTATGGAGCAGGGAACGATAGATATATACCGCTTTGGCGAACACGGCGCAATAGTGGCGGTTGAGTATTGCAGTACGATAGTACAACACAAAGCCAGCAACAAGTATTTTTGTTTCGATAATCAAAACTTGCAGATGATTACGGGCGGCAAATGGGAACTTGCAGTATATCCGCATTTGCCTTGCAAGTACAAGCCGCAAGATGTGTTGTTTGTGTACTATATCAAGTTTAACGATGTTGTGTTACAAGGTAACATTATTCAAGTAGGCAACGAATGTTTCACGTACATACACTCCAAGACAACCCCGATAAAAGATGAGGAAAACCGCCTTATTTATTCGCTGGAAATGAACGGCAAACCGAACTACAAACGCAAGTTGTTGAGTACGGCAAGTTACGTTGAACAACAAGTCGCAAGGTTTTTCGCAATAGACAAAGTTTTCTACCAAGATAACGAAGTTGGCGAAATAGTACGCAATTATTTAATTACGAGCGCAAAGACAAACATTGTTTCGTTGAAATGAAAATTACGGGCGGTTTGGTGCAAATTTCGTGCCAAACCTACCGTTTTACGAAATAAATGCCTATCTTTGCAAGTAGTAACTAAATTTATAACGATATGGACGCAAATACTATTATTCAAATCATTTCAAGTTTGGGTTTTCCGATTGTGATGTGTGGTGCAATGTTTTGGTATATGGTGAAACAAAGGCAGGCGCACCAAGAAGAAACGGAACACCTAAAAGATACGATTGCGGAAAACACAAAAGTGTTAGCCGAACTTACAACACTGATTAAAGTTTTGACAGATGAGAAAGAAAGATAACATTTACAAGTTGTACCAGCAACAAATACGGGACAAAGACACCGCCGTAACCGAATTTATTGCAAACACGTTGGCGAAAACTCAAAGTATGTTTGAGTATGAAGGTTTGCCCGACAGCATACCGCAAAAGGAATTGGAGCGGCTTTTGCAGACCACGGGCAACGCCTTTGTTACCAGCGTGGACGGGGTTTTGTATGCGCTTTCGGGCGGCAAAGGCGGCGAACCTGATGTTTACGGACGGGCAACGCTTTACACCGTGGCGAACCCTGCATTAAAGTTAAACAAGACCTACGAGATACAGAAAGACGGGGTTTTGATTGAGAATGACAGCAACGGCGAAAGCCTTTTGCCGCTTATTGGGCGTTATGCCGTGTTGCATACTGACGGGCTTATTTCGTTGAACACCGCCAGCATTTTGACCCGTATCACGATGCTTATAAGTGCCAGCGATGACAAGACCAAACAGAGTGCCGAGGAATTTTTGCGCAAGATAGAAAACGGCGAGTTTTCAATTATCGGGGAAAACGCTTTCTTCAAAGGCGTAAATATGCAGACAGCACCGACCACAAACAGCGTGTATATTACGCAACTTATTGAACTGATACAATACTACAAAGCGAGTATGTACAACGAGTTGGGGCTAAATGCCAACTACAATATGAAGCGTGAACGGCTGAATTTGGGCGAGGTATCTATGAATGTGGACGTACTTTTGCCGTATGTGGATAATATGCTAAAAGAAAGACAAAATGCAGTTGAGAAAATTAACGAAATGTTCGACACCGAAATTTCGGTTAAACTTGCTTCAAGTTGGGGTTTGGAAAGAGATAATTACAACGCTTTGGCGGCTGATTTGGAAACGGCAAAGGAAAACCCCGACCCGACAGAAGAACCCGAACCGACAGAGGAAACAACCGAAACAGACGGAAACGGAACGGAAACAGACGGGAACGATACCGAAACAGAGGAAACAACCGAAACAGACGGAAACGGAACGGAAACGGACGGTAACGATACCGAAACAGAGGAAACAGAGGAAACAGAAGAAAACGAAGAAAACAAAGATAAACAATGAAATACAGCGAACTATTTACAAAGGGTAACGGGATATTCGCAACGGTTTTCAAGACTGAATACCCGACAGAGTACGCCGCAATTTTCGGCGATACCGACCCGACCAAGTTAGACGCTTACGCCTTACTGATGTACGGCGGCAAAACCGTTGTAAGTAGCATAACCAGCGACAACGCAAGCGATGTTGTTTCGGCGGTGATTGCGGTAAACGTGCAAGGCTGGGAACGTGAAGCGGCGGCGATGTTAGCCGATTACGATGTACTTACACCCGTAACGGGGCAAATTGAACGGACGGAAACCGTAACTTTGCAGGAAAGCACGGACAACACCGAAACGGGCGCAAACAAGGCGTTCAACGATACCGATTTTTCAGACAGCGACCGAAAGACCGCAAACGATGAGAGAAACCGCACAGAGGAACGCCAAACAACCGAAACCAGCAAAGGAACGGGCGCAAGCAAATCAATTTCAAGTGAAATTGCAAAAGAATTGCAGTTAAGGCGTGATAATTGGAGAAAAAACATTATCTTTGCACTTGTAAGAGAAATAACAACGAGTATTTACGAATAACTAATTTTAATTTTTATCAATATGGAAGTAAAACAGATTTACACGCTTATTAACAGCGTATCGGGTGAAGTTTTGGGGCGTACTGACATTGTAACCGAGGACTTGACGGGCATTGTTGATTTGGGTAAAGAAGTGTTCAATCAAAGTACCGTTGATAATTACGTTAAATCACTTGTAAACCATATCGGCAAGGTGATTTTCGTAAACCGACCTTATGCGGGCAAAGTGCCGTCCGTACTTATGGATGCGTGGGAGTTTGGCAGCGTGCTGGAAAAAATAAGTGCCGATGTTCCCGAAGCAGAGGAAAACGACACGTGGAATTTGACGGACGGGCAAAGTTATGACCAAGATGTTTTCCACAAACCGACCGTTACCGCAAAGTTTTTCAACTCAAAGGTTACGTTTGAAGTGCCGGTATCAATCACAGAAAGGCAGGTTAAGGAAAGTTTTAGCAACGCCGCACAACTCAACGGATTTATTTCGATGATTTATGCAGCCGTTGAAAAGTCTATGACTATCAAGGCAGACGCTTTGATTATGCGCACAATTAACAATATGATTGCGGAAACCGTTTTGGCTGATGCGCAAGCGTTTGGAGCAACGGCAGGTGATATGACCGGAGCAGACCTTGCAAGTGCCAGCACTGCAAGATGCGTAAACCTTTTGAAGTTGTACAATGACAAGACGGGTGCAACCACAAAATTATCCTCTGCAAAGGCGATAACCGACCCCGACTTTATCCGCTTTGCGTCTTACGTTATGGGTACGTATGCAGACCGCCTGCAAAGCATTTCGACCGTGTTCAATGTTGGCGGCAAGGAAAGATTTACGCCGAAAGATATGTTACACGTTGTACTTTTGTCCGACTTTGCAAAGGCGGCGCAAACCTATCTTTATTCTGACACGTTCAACCGTGGCGATGTACTTTTGCCGCAAGCCGAAACCGTACCTTTTTGGCAGGGCAGCGGACAGAACTACGAGTTTGCCAGCACGGGTAACATTAATATCAAGGAAAGCGGCGGCAAAGCCGTTGAAATTTCGGGCGTGTTGGGCGTAATGTTCGACCGTGATGCGTTGGGCGTTTGCAATCTTGACAGACGGGTAACAACCAACTACAACGCAAAGGCCGAGTTTTTCAACAACTATTACAAGTTTGATGCCGGGTATTTTAACGATACAAACGAAAACTTTGTAGTATTCTTTGTCGAGTAATCGATAGGTATTAGATTGTTAACTTTGGCGGTGTGGGTGCAGGTGAAAGCGCACCGCACCGCCTTTTTTCTTGATGATATGACAACGATAAACTTTTATAACTACAACGGACACCCGAACACGGTAAACAAGCAGTTGGGCGAGTTTACGGCGATTGAGGGCGATTTGCGGCAAACTTTCGATGTGTTGCGCCCGACCGTTACACTACGAAAGCAACCCCGACAGACTTTCAATTATTGCTACATTCCAAGTTTGGGGCGTTATTATTTCGTGGATAGGGTAAGTTTTGAGGGAAACAACGCCTACGAACTTACGTTGCGTGTGGATGCACTTAAAACCTACGAAACGCAAATTTTAGCGGCAACGGGGCGCACCAGCGAAGCGGACAACCCGAACCCGTATATTTCCAACCGTGAAACGGTTTTCGACCGCCAGCCGAATTTTGAGAAAGTGCCGTTTGCAAATACGGGCTTACTCAATGAAAACGGGGGTATCATTATGGTAACTTTGAAAGGACAACCGAAAATTAAAAGAGTATGGCAGTGACTAATAATGGGCTAAACAGCACTGATAACACCCGTTTGGATAATGAGTTGGAAGTAACCAACGAAATACCGAACACGACCGCAACGGGCGTTAAAAGCGGAACACCCGAAATAACCGTGGTGAACAACATAACGAACACCCTGCAAGAAACGCACACATACGACGGCGATGTAGCCACGATAACCGTTGAAAGCCTGCATTACCCACGTTTTCGGTTTATAGACCCGAAAGCCAACTACAAAAGCACGGACGGGCAACAAAAAACCGTTGATATGGAAGTCGAGGTTTTGAGTTATTACAGCCTTGCAAAGGTAACGATAACCGATTTAGACCCGTCCGAACCCGTAACACTGACGGGCAAATTTATAAATGTGGTGAACATTGAAACAGACTTTTCAAATTGTTATGCCGACCCACCGTTACCCGAATTTTTGCAATTTGGTGAAACGCTCAACGTAACTATAAAAGCTAACGAAAACACGGCGTTTGATACGGAACAAAACACACCGAATTTTTTCTATTATAACGAAGACGGCGACCCTGCAAGCAAGGATTTAACCGTTTCGGCTGACAAGAAAACGGCAACGGGCAGCCTTGTTTTGCAAAACGATTGGAGCGGCCTTTCTGTAAATGCCCAAGCGTACCCCGTGGCAGTTGTGGGGCAGCAGTACGGCGCAATAAACGTATATTTGGTAACACTTGACGAGTTGGCAGAATTTAGCAGCAAACGGTTTTTCAAGGTAACGGACACCGACCCCAAAACGGGTATGCCGATTTACGAAAACATAGATTTGGGCGCATACGTGAATAAAATACGCCGTGTTTACACCAACATAAGAGCAAGCAGTACCGATGTAATACGATGCGGAAACTACAACACCGAGGTATCTTGCCACCAGCCAGCGCAAGACAAAATAACGCTGGATTTCGGCACGGCGGTAGTACCAGCGCACAATGAGGACAACACCGACTACGAAAGCGAAATACAAATCTTTTTGCCGTTTGCAGGGTTTGTAAACCTCAATACCGATTATGCAGGCAAAACGATAGCTTTGCAGTACGTTATAAACGTGGTAACGGGCAACGGGGTTGCGCTTTTGTCCTGCAACGGTGTAGTGTTCCAAGTTGAAGAAACAGAGCCAAGCAGCAAAATACTATATCTTTCGCCAAGTACCCAAGTTAAAACCGTTGGCGGCGATGATTGGAACGAAATGTTATATTACGGGTTAGAACCTTACATTTACTGCAAGTGGTACGAGAGCGCAAGCAAGGGCAGGAACACCGACCGACAAACGGGCATTTTAGGTGATTTCAGAGGGTTTAATATCTTTGATGATGTAACACCTATCCACACCGCCGAAATGCTGACAGAGGAACAAGAAATGATTTACACGGCTTTGTCTGACGGCGTTTATATTGAGTAACCCGAATAAGCGCAAAAGAAAAGGCGGCAACTTGATTGTTACCGCCTTTCTTTGTGCCGTGCTGATTGTTATTTGTCCTGCAATGTTTCAACGACCGTTAAACCGATGTACAAGTTTGTGGGTAACATTCGCAAAAGGTTTTGAAACGCCCGATGAGTTTTTCAGTGGCGATAAAATCATACGCTTGATTTTTTGCAGGCGCACTCTTTCGCAAACTTGATGCGTGTATCACGGTTAAACACGATTTGATTTTCCAACATATCGGCAAGCGTCTGCATACTTCGGCAACGCTTTCCAAGTTGGTACGAATTTCGGGCGCATTTGCAGCCAAAAACTCAATGTGTTTCTTACTTTGCAATACCAAGTTTTGCATTGCGTTTAACACTTCTGATTTTCTAAAATTAAATCGGTTGTTTTCATTTTGTTTAAGTATTTAATTGTTTAACACGATGCAAATGTACGCATTTTATTTTACCTGCAAGGCGTTGGCGTGTTATTTTGTGTTAAATTATTCTTTTAACTTTGTTTAACAATGTGTTCCACGTGAAACAATTTCACGGGCCTCGGGGTGGCAGTGTTACACGTGAAACAATTTCACGGGCCTCGGGGTGGCAGTGTTACACGTGAAACAATTT